AAATGAAAAAATGGTTCCCTGGGTAGAAGGTGTCTTTATCAACCGTGAGCATGAAGGCGGCATTTTAGCCTTTAGCTACAATAAAGACCGTTTCGCTATCAAAGATGGCGAGCGTTGCGAGATTCCGGAATATATTGCCGACCATTTAAACACTCTCAAATACACCGAGTTTGAATGGGTAAGAGATGGAGCTGAAGACAGAGTAGGCAAAAAAGGTGTCAAAAGAGTTAAAGAAGTAAAAACACGCTGCGAGTTTAGAGTTACAAAAAGCTTTGAGCGACCAGTAGGATATAAAATTCCAAGACCTGAAAGGCATAGATTGTAATGGCTAGTAATTTCTGGACATTTGGAGACATCAAGACAAAAGTTAGAAATATTGTCGGACTAAAAAGCGTCAATCAGTTGTCTGAGGCAGACCTTGAAGAGGCGATTAACCGATACTATTTTTACAAGTTTGTCTTGGAAGCTCATCCTCCTGAGCTAGAGGATTATTGGGAATTTTCTACAAGTGCCGGAGATGATTCGGAAAGCTTTGACGATGATTCTTATGTATGGATATCGGGCGATGGCTGGATTGACGGCTACCCTTTTGATATCTACTTTGATCCTCATGAGTGGTTTTCAAGATGGCCGGAAACTAGCACTTATACACAATCAAGGCCGACTGAAGCTCTTTTCTATGCAAGGGAGCTAAAGTTTAATCCTCCTCCCGATACTGTTTATTCGGTAAAGATACCGGTATTTGCAAGGCCGACCAGCTTTGCCAATGATAGCGATACACCGGTAAGGGAAGAGTGGGGTCCGCTGATATCATATGGCACAGCTTTTGAAATTCTTATGGAAAACGGAAACACCGAAAGAGCTAGCGAAATTTTACAAAAGAAGAAGCTGGAACTTGATAATATCCGCTTTAAGCAAGAACAAGTCCTAAACACTCAAAGATCAATGCCGAGGTGGTAAAATGGCGACATGGAGAGTATCAGAGCCGGCAGGCAGCACAACCATTGCAAAAGGTGCTGAATACATAAGAGAGAACTGGACACAGATAGAAACTTGCATAAGTTCTGCTAAGCTAACAGCCGGAACGGTTTTACATACCATACCGGCAGGAGCAAGAATATGGTTTTACGAAAACGCAGCTCCAAGCGGCTACACAATTGTTGCCGGCCCGAGCGATGAGCTTTTAGCCGTTAAAGGCGGTTCTACCTATACAACAGGTGGAGCAGCAGCCGGAACATGGACACAGCCAGGCCATGCTTTAACAACTTCAGAGATTCCTCCGCATTCGCATGCGACCAATGCGACACAGGATATTAAAAGAGGCTCCGGATCTTCAAACTGGGGTTTTTCAAGTTCAAACCCACAGACCGGCACGACATTGACTAGCGGAGGAGCTGCGGCTGCTCATTCGCATGGCTCAACATGGAGACCAAAAGCAAGAGTCGGCATTATTTGCCAGCCGAGCTAATGTAAAGCAGGTTTTACATGACTGTAAAAGGCACTTGTAAAAAAGAGAAATGCCCATTTTTTAAAGCCTACGGCAAAGAATGTCCGTTTCTTGTTGAAACTTGGTGGGAGTCTACAACAGGTGATCGGGATTTAATCGAAGATTGCGCTCCGGTTAGAAGCTTGCTTATGCAGCAAGAATACTACAACCGAGCGATTGCTTTACAACAAAGCCATGAGCAAGCAAGAAACGAACAGGCAAAGACTAACGCAAAACTCGATCAAACCATTACACAGACTAAAGATTTTATGATTGAAGCTGAAAGAAAGCTTATAGAAATGAAACATTTTCAAACGATTCAAAATGCCTTAATAAGTAAAAACGAGGATGGCTAATGTCTTACCAGCCTTTTTTGATAGCAGATTTTAGAGAGGGTTTAGAAAATTACTCTGAGGCATGGCTAGGCTCCGAGCAAGCAGTCACCGAGCTTAATAACTGCTATCTTAGAAGAGGTAAATTTATCAAAAGACCTGGGCAAAGTGTATTTGGCCAGCTAGGCGATATCACAAGCGGAGAGACCGGCTTTGCAAACCCCGGTGGTAATCAATATACAATTACACTTGCTAATCCGGTGATTGTAAGACGCTCTTTAAAAATTTATGACTCAGGTGGAGCGCAAGTTGTCAGAGATGATGGTCAGGGTAATCTTACAGGCGATGTAGACGCAGGTGGCACAAATACAATTGATTATTCTACAGGTGCAATAGATGTTACATTTAGCGGAGCAATTACAGGAACAGTAACAGCCGATTACTCTACAGAACACGCAAGAGCCACAAGGGGGATTAAAAAATATGATCGCTATTCAGGCGGTGATATCCTTTTAGCTTTTGATTCTTACAGAATGAGCAAGTGGGTAACGACTAACGACTATTTTGAAAATGTTGATGATGGTTCAAGCAATTACGATCTTTGGAACAGCACAAATTTAATTCATACGGCAACTTATGGAGATTTTATCTGGATAGTCGACAATTCTATTTTGTCGGCAGGATCTCCGGCAACCGGTGGTGTAAAAGTCTATGATGGAAGTGTTATTTCTGACCCTGATCTAGACCTTGACGCAGCAGGCACTCCAACGGCTGTTAAAGGTGCTTTAATGGTCTTTATGTACCAAGAGCGCATTGTATTGCTTAACACCGTTGAAGGCACCTCTAACACACGCCATCCGCAAAGGGCGAGATGGAGCGCAATCGGGGTAACACCTACCACATCGCAAGGTTGGTTTGACCCTGAGCTATCCGGTGTATTTGGCAAGGGTGGCCGAAACGATGCTCCGACTAATGACGAGATAGTCTCTGCCGGCTTTGTCGGCCAAAGACTTGTAGTATTTTTTGAAAACTCTACCTTTGCTCTCGACCCTACCAACAATCCTGATCTGCCTTTTGTATGGCGCAAATTAAGCCAAACACGCAAATGCAATTCAACTTTTGGAACGATTGAGTATGACAACTACGTAACAGCAGTCGGAGGAAAGGGCATTGTAGCTTCCGATGCTCAAAAAGTAGAGGCATTCGATAAAAAAATCCCTGATTTTATTTTTAATATTGACCAGGACAATATCAACCTTTGCGCTTCCGTAAGAGCGGATATCTTAGACCAAGGATTGCTAGCCTATCCGGAAAGTCCTAACAGCTCAAGTAATAACAAGATTTTAGGTTTTAACTATGATGAAGGCTCATGGTTTACTTATACACAATCCGCTCACTGCTTTGGAACCTGGGAAAGCTCAGGCGATAAAACTTATGATGATTATGACGGAACAAATTTTGATGATCTTGCCAATACCAATTGGGACGCAAGGAATCTACAAGGATATTTCCCATATGTCTTAAGCGGTGGTGATAGTGGCTATGTATACCGTATAAACGATTTTACTGAGCTTGGAGATAGTACTAATTGGACAGAGTATTTCTCAGAGGGTGGGGATGCTCCTAATAATTTTGGCTTTGCCATCACTACCAAGCAGTTAAACCCCTTCAAGAATCAAAAGATTGACTTGGTTTATGTGCGACTTTTAGTGGACCGTGTTACCGATGATGGAGAAATCACAGTTGATTTTTACCCCAACTATGGCAGCGAAATCGTCGAAAGAAAAACAGTAAGCTTAAACAATCAGACAAGCAGCCTAGATAAAATCTGGGTGACAGTTCCGGCTAATATCAATGCCAACTTTATAAAGATGAGAATTTACCTTACAGACGCACAGATCGCAGACGATGACATTGCTCTAAAACCGTTTGTCTTACACGCCATACAGTTATGGGCAAAGCCCGGTGGGAGGCTGGATGAGCTATGACGCTTCCATCAGAGTATAATTTTGGCGAAACAGTTGAAGAGCAGCTAAGACAGCTAAAGGATATGTACTTATCTTTAAGAGAATCAGTTGAAGGCTACACTCAAGCTTTTGATGGTGTAGTTTATGGCTCAAGCACTGCCGGCACTTGCACTTATACAAACAATGATTGTTACTACGTTAGAAGAGGCGTAATCGTAGATGTCTTTTATGGCGTGACATGGACAGGACATACAGGCACAGGAAATCTATATTTAAAGCTTCCTTTCTTTGAGAAGGGTTTTACAGATTCAGTAAATGCCAGTGCTGTTATTGCTTCTAATATTACATTCCCTGCAAGTACGGTTTATCTAGTCGCAAGATCTTTGGCTAACAATGATTTTATAAGGATTGAAGCTGTTAAATCCGGAACAACACCTGCAATCTTGACAATACCGGCAGCAGGTACGCTTTATTTTCATCATAGTTATATCGGGCAGGTTAAGAAGTGATTAGAGGGGAGTATATATGGATATTACATCGTGTAAAGCCAAGGTCTTTCGCTATTTGACCGAAAGACCGGCAACAAGAGATGATGATAGGCTATTATATCGAATGATCGTTGAGGAATCTCTAAAAGGGGAAAAAAAGGGCATGGAAATTGTCCTTGACGCTATTGAAAAAGGAAAAGTCCCCCATTTCGAAAGTGTCAGAAGATGCCGTCAAAAGCTGCAAGAACATTGCAAGAATTTGAGAGGAAGTCTCTATCATAAACGGCATAAAAATGAAAAATATGTACAAGAGCAATTGTATTTTAGTTTTTGACTATGAAATTTATAAGAATTAAAGATGCAGACTTGCTGCCTAAACGACTTGTAGAAGACAACAAAGACAGAAACTATCCGGTAGAAAGATTTTACCAATACATGAACACTGTTTTGACAGATGGTCAAGGTAATTTTAACCCTTTGGAGTACTTGAATCTCATCATTGAAGAAGAGCATAACGAAATTATCGGATACCTTTGGTACTCCATTAACATTTTAGATAATGAAGTCTTTATTAATACAATCAGTGTGGACAAGGCTCACAGAAAAAACGGTGAAGTCCTGAACCGGGTATTGGAAGAACTTAAGACAGCATTGGAAAGTACAGATTTTGATAGCGTCAAAACTCTCTCCTCCAGGAGCGCATGGCATAAAAAAAATGGTTTAGTTCAGTCAAAATATGTATTATTAGAATATA